CTCGAGGCCGTCGCGCGCGCCTTCTCCACCCTCGGCGATCTGCTCGGACATCTTCGACGCTGACAGACCGAGGGCTTCGTAGCCTTCCTGGCTGGCCTTCGAGCCGTCGATCGCGCGGATCGCGAACTCCTTGAGCGCGTCCGCCGCGGTGTCCGTATCGCGCGCGCCGGCCTTGACTGCCTGCCCCATCAGGCCCATCGCTTCGGCGCCGGTGAGGCCGAGCTGCCGGAACTGTGTGCCGTATTCGATGATGGTGTCGACGAGGTCCTCGGAGACGTTCATGCCCATCTGCGAGCCCTTGACGAGCAGGTCGAAGGCGTCCTGTGCGTCCGCGGCGAACCCGGTCTTGATCGCCTGTGCTGCCGCCCGGGACACGGCGGGGATCTCTTCGCCCATGATGCGGGAGACGCCATCGAGGGACTGGATCATCTTCTCGGCGTCACGCTGGGTCGCGCCCGGGTCGAGGAGCCCAGACTGCAGCGCCATCTTCGCGGTGTCGAGGTTCTCGGCTACCGACTCGCCGAAGGTGTTGGCGTACGCCTCACCTGCCGCTGCCGCATACTTGCGGGCCTGCGCGGTCGTGACACCGGTCTGCGCCTGGAACATATCCCGGGACAGTTCGGCACCCATGCCGTCCTTGATCGCCCCAGCGAGCAGCGCACCGGCAGTGAGACCGAGTGCGGCGACCCCGAGCAGAGAGCCTGCGATCGGCCCTGTCTTGGAGGCGAGACCACCGACGGCATCGGAGAAGCCGGACAGGAAGTTGCCGCCGCCCCGCTGCCCCGCAGGTCCGCCGCCCTCCCCTGCCTGCCGGTACAGGTCGTCGAGTTCGCCCTGAGCGGCGCGCAGATCGTCTTGTAGCCGGTTGCCGAGTTCGATGTCGTTGACTGCCCCGGCTGCCTGGCGTGCCCCGGCGCGGATCTGCTCGATCTCGTCGGCGGCCCGCCGCGCTTCGGTGAGCAGCGTCGAGTTCATGACGATGTCGTCGACGGACTGGTCGGCGCGCTGGGCGTTGCGCTCGAGGTCGCGGATCTGGTCGGCGATACGCCGGGCCTCCCGCTCGAGCTGGTCGTTGATCTCGACGGCCTGCGCGGCTTGGCCGGCGCGTTGGGCGGCGCGGGTGATGTCCTGGAAGCTGTTCGAGATCCGCTGGGTGGATTGCCGGGACTGCTGTTCGGAGCGTTGGGTGCCCTGGATGAATCGGGAGTCGTCGAGGGTGAGGCGGGCTACGAGCTCGCCGACGTCTAGGCTGATCTCTCTGCCCTCCTTTTCATCCGACGCTCACGTTCCCGAAGCGCCTTGCATTTCCGGCACTGCCTCGTGCCGCTCTGCATATAGGTGTTCACACTGTCGAATTCGTGCCCACGAATGCAGTGGGTCTTGCGCGCGTTGATCGCAGCGAGGTCCGTCTTTGATCGGAGGACGTTCTGCTGCTGAGTCATCGGCCGAAGGTGGTCCGGGTTCACACAGCGCGGGTTATTGCATTCATGGTCGATTACGAGGTCGTCGGGTATCGGCCCGACGTGATGGATGTATGACCATCGGTGAGCGAGATATCGCTTCTGGTGGTCGTAGATCCGGCCGTAGCCGTTGGCGAGGATCTCGCCCTGCCACTCCCAGCAACCCGAGTCGAGAACCTTCGCCTTCGCCTTGAATCGCTCGATCGGGTCCTGGATATTGCGGGCATAGAGCGGATCGCCGTAGGTCTTCCAGCGGTAGTGATGCTTGATGCAATATCCGCGCATCCGGCGCTTGGTTGTGCAGCCGTCAACGGCACACGTAAAGTCGGTCACGTCGAACTCCTTGTCAGTTCGGCCACACCCCGGGTCGGTAGCCGCCGACGCCGGGGTTCTTTGTCTCACCACTTGGCGATTGATTCCATCTTAGCTATTCTTGTCATCATGGACAATGACGTAGCAATGGTTCCTATGACTGTCGGCCTCAATCTGAAGTTGTACCGAAAGGCCATAGGGATGACACAAGCCGAACTTGGACGAGCGCTTGGCCCGGTCCTCGGCATGGAGTGGAGCCGCCAGGCCGCATCCGCTGCTGAACAGGGCAAGCGATCCTTCGCTGCCGCCGAGCTGGTCGCTCTTTCGAAGATCCTTGGCGTGAAAGTCGAGGACTTCTTTCGGCAGGTCGACTTCCCGAAGGAAACGCCGGTCGACCCTCGAACTCCCGAAGAACGCCTCCGGGATGCGATCGGATCACGCCCCACCCTCTAGGCCACAGGTCAGTCCTCCTCGTGTCGCTTCTTCCGTGCGCGGGCGCGCGCCTTCTCGAGTTGCCCGAGCTGCTCGGACACCGCCTCGAGGTCGACCATTCGGCCGAGGTGAGCCATCGCCCAGTGGATTTCGGCCATGTCCGGGGAGAACCCGAAGTGCAGGATGGTGGTGCGGCCGGCGTGCAGGATCATCGGCCACGGGATGCCGTCGGCGACCATCTCGTCGAATGCGGGCCCGAGCGCTGCGATGGCCTGGTCGATCTGCTCGACCGGGGGTAGGCCCTCGGTGGTGGTCTGCTCGCGCATCTGTTTGGCGGTGGCGTAGTCCGGGGCGGGGACGGTGTATTGCTTGCCGCGGATCGGCAGGTGCAGGTCGGGGTCGAACCCTGTTTCGGTGAGGTCCTTGAGCGCCACTCACACGCCTTTCTGGAGTGCCTTGTGCAGGCGGGAGTTGGGGTCGGTGGCGGCGCTTTGGATGCGCAGGCGCAGCCACCGCCAGGACCGCTGCTCGAGGACTCCGGATTCGACGTCGATGCCGAGGTCGTGGAGGTCGAGTTCGAGGAGGTCCCAGTGGTGCAGGCAGTCGGTGATGGTGCGTTCGACCCGAGCTGGTCTCAGCTTCTCGGGCTCGATGCGGTACCAGTCGCGGAGGCCGGTGGTGGGGTCGTACGGGCCGCCGCCAGGATCATCCGGTCCATAGGTGCCGGGCGCCGAAAGATCGACCGGAGCTTCTCCCCCATCCGTGCCTGCTTCGGGGATGGGGGTATCGGATTTCCCGGCGCACCGAGCCGTTCCCACAGGGCAGCGCCCGCGGCTTCGGAATGCCCGAACCACAGGATCGCGGTGCGGCCGGCGTGCACGATGGTGGGCCATCGAATGTCGTCGTCGACCATCTGCTGGTAGGTGTCGCCGAGCATTTGCAGGATTTCGGCGCGTTCCTCGTCGTCGGACAGGATGGCGCCGGAGGAGATGAGGCGGTGCAGGTGTAGCCCTTGCCATGCGCTGCAGGTGATCCGGTAGTCCTTGCCTGCGATGGGCAGGTGGAGGTCGGGGTCCATGAGCGCGTCGAGGTCGTGCACCTACGCCTCCTCGGTGATATCTGGCCCGTCGGCAATCGTGTCGTCATCGCCCACGACCTCGACCCCGGCCACATGAAGTGGCGCGGGGTCGAGGTCAGCGGGGGTCGGTTCGGTGACGTATGCCGCCGGGCCGACTAAGGGGTCGCGGGAGTGGGCTTGGTGATCTCTTCCGGCTTACCGTTGCCGATGAGCTGGAACGAGAACTCCTGCAGGGCGTTGGGGTCGCCGGCTGCGGTGTCTGTCCAGATCACCGGGCCCTGACCCTGGTACGCGTCGGGCAGTTCGTCGCGGCGGTACACCTGGAACTCGACCATGTTGTCGATGCCGGTGCGGCGGCCCTTGCGGCGAAGCAGGTTCTGGCCCGGGTCGTCGATGAAGCCGGTGGTGTTCTCGCCCTTGCGCTTGCCGGAGCCTTCGACGCGCCAGTTGAGGCCGGTGACGACCTGCGCGCCGAAGCCTTCGCCGTCGATGTCGGAGGCGTCCTGGGCGGCGCCTTCGAAGATCGGGGAGACCGAGGACAGGCCGCGCACGAACAGCCAGTCGCCGCCGTCGTCGCTGAGATCGCGGACGCGCAGCACCCAGTCACGGGCAAGGGCGGTCGCGAGCGAGGAGCTGTTGGGGGGTGCTGCTACCGGAGTGGGTGTGGTCATGGTGTCGTCCTCCTAGGACGGGTTGAGGGTGATCACGTAGCTGTCGGGGCGTGTCCAGCGGCCGTTCGCATCGGGGTCGCGCGGTGCGCGGACGGTGCGGCGGCAGTGCAGGACACGGACGCTCCCCCACTGTTGGTGGGTGGCGTCATGGAGCGCGTCGAACAGTGCGTCCATGAGGTCGTCGACGGGCCGTGGGTCGCGGCCGGTACGCCGGCCCCGGATCTGGATGTAGATGTCGGGGTTGTGATCGTCGCGGCTGCGGTCGTCGTTGTAGGTGTTGATGACGAGGGCGTCGTCGGGTTTGTCCGGCATCGCGCCGAAGAACACGGCGGGTGGCCCTGTGCCGGTGTAGACGCCGGTCGGTGCGTAGCGGGCCAGTCCGAGGGTGGCGAGGTGCTGGGCGAGGGCCGCTTCGACTGCGGTGGTGGCGGGCGCGCGGGCGGTGGTCACAGTGCCCTCCTGATCGCCTGGGCGATGACCTGCCCCACCGTCTGCCGAGTCGCGATCACCGCGTTCTCCAAGAACTTCGCCTGCCCGTGGTCGTGCCGATACCCCAGCTCCTCGTGCTGACGTATCGCGTACGGCAGGGAGTACGAGACCGCGGCCTCGAGGTCCCCGGAGTGGGTGGTGCAGTCGTTACGCAGCGCACCCGTTTCCTTCGGTGTCCGCTCGATCGCTTCCTGTTTGACGACCTCGGCGGCGTCGTCGAGGCCCCGTTGTGCTGCGGCGCGTACGGCCGCGACGTTGAAGTTCAGGGACACGACACCTCCTAGGTGAGGTCGATCGAGTAGAAGTTCGGCGTCCGCCCCAGCCCGTCGTGGTGCCGCTGCTCAGCGAGCACCTCACACTCACGACCCCCAAACTCCGGAGGCAGAGTCACCAACGACCCAGGCGGAATCGGGTCAGTGGTCACCGGCATGGAGACACGGGCCTCAGAGATCACCTCCGAGCCATCCTGCGCGAGAACCTTCTTGCGCTTCGCGGTGACCTTCCCCATCACCCGCACCGGCTCGGCGTGCACCGGCCCGTACGGTCCGTCAGCGGCCTTGCGGCGAACCTCGACCGGCCACTGCCACCACGCCGCCAGATGGTCGATCACGACGAACCCACCCACGCCGAAGCCATACCGGCCTGTCGCAGGATCCGGTACGCCGACGGGGTCAGCGCGTCGAGACTGTCGGCCTTGGCCTGCTCGAGATCGACGGCGTTCGTCGACACCGACGCGCCGTCGATACCCGACGAGGTGACGACCAGCTCCATGCCTGCACGCCCCTTGGCGGGGTCGATGCTGTTGACCGCCCAGTAGCCGGCCTGCGCGCATGTCGCGTCCCGGACAGCGTCGCGCTGCCGAGACTGTGCAGGCAGGCCCGTGGAGGCCACGTCGTACAGGTCCCCTCCGATCGCGTCGGCCACGAGGATCGACGCCTCCCGGAGGAGCACTGCTGCGTTGGCGGGTGGTGGCTGTTGGGTCCAGTCGTGGAGGTCGTCGGGGGTGGCGTAGACGAGCACGGGTCCTCCTGGAGGGGTGATGGTGGTTGGTGCGCAGGGCGCGCTGCTACAGGGGCCGAAAGGAACCCGGCGTGAACACCCCCAAGCGGCCTTCGCGTGCGTTATCAGTGCCGTGCCGGGACACGCGGTTGACGCACCAACCACCAAGCTGTCAGTCGGACTCGGACGGAGCGTCGACCGGTTCGGAGTCCGCCTTCTTGCGGGCGGGCGTGCGCGACGACTTCGCCGGCTTCACCTCCGTCGCCCCTGCGAGGTCGCGGACGATGTCGGCCAACTGGTTCAGCTTCTCCGTGAACCCCGGCTCTCCCTTGACGAACCGGGGGACCTCGGCGGTCACGGCGTCGTGTCCAGGGTCAGCTTCACAGCGCGCTTGAGCGACGTCGGCGACCCGGCGTCCGTGTAGTCGTCCGGATCGGTGACGACCGAGATGCCGAAGAACGTCGACAGCACCGAGCGGTCACGCAGGTGATCGGAGTCGTAGTCCTGGATCCAGCGCATCGCCAGACCGGAGTACGACTGGGCCTCACCGAAGGCGACACCGCGGGGCACCTGGGGTGCACGGTAGACAGCCTGGAACGCGGACGGGTGGAAGACGTACGCCTCGTCCTCGGGGATGCTGTTCGACGTGACGACGGTGAACCCGGCGACGCGGCCGATGGTGGCCTCACGCAGGGCGCTGTTGTCGCCGGCCTGGTCGAACTTCTTGAACTGCTCGTCCTTGAGCACGACCTGCTCGACGCCGGTGCCGACGAGGCAGATACGACCCGAGGCGGGGACGTTGTTGTCGTTGAGCACCTTGCGGCTGTCGACGAGGGAGTTGTAGAAGCCTCCGCTTCCTCCGATGTCGATGACCGAGTCGGTCGGGTAGGCGGCGCCGCTGATCTTGTCGGCGATCTTGCCTTCGAGCCGTTCGGCGACCGCGCGGGTCTGCGGGAGCAGCACCTGGTTGGTGAAGTCCTCGATGTCGAGGGTGAGCTCTTCGTCGGTGAGGCCGATCGCGTTGTAGATGTGCGTGTCGAGCTTGACGTCGACCTTGAACTCGTTGAGGTCGTCGACCTGGATGGCGGTCGAGCGGTCGTTGCGCCATGCGTAGTCGCGGGCGACGGTGCGGCCGGGGATGCGCAGCGACACGGTGTCGTTTGCCGGGGAGCGCTGCGAGAAGTAGACGTTGGCGTCGGAGGCGATCAGGCGCGGGAGCACGATCTCGCGCTCGAGGACGCCGAGGCCGGACGCGATGATCTGCGTGGCCTTGAGGATGGTGTTGGCCATGGTGGATTTCTCCTAGTAGAAGGTGCCGCGGCGTTTGGCCGCTGCGTCTGCGAGCTTTCGGGGGTCGGTCTCGTCGGAGGGTCGGCTCTTGCCGCCCCCGACGTCGTTGCCGGAGCGACCCGCTGGGGCCGCGGCCTTGATGCGTTCGGAGAGCTTCTTTGCCTTCGCGTCGAACTGGTCGGCGGGTGTGCCGGCGAGAAGCTCGAGGTCTTCGTCGGAGAGGTGGTATTTGCGGGCGGCGCGTTCGCGGGCGGCTTCGGCCTTGGCGGCTTCGGCTTCGGCGCGTGCGTCGTCGCGTTCCTTCTGCGCTTTCTCTTCGGCGGTGCGGTTCTTCGCTCGGATCTTTTCGAGCTCGGCTGCGGCGGCCCGGTTGGCTTTGGCTTCGCGCTCGTGCTTGCGGGCCATCGCTTTCCAGTCGACGTCCTTCGGGTCGTCGTTGCCGACGTCCTTGGGGTCGCTGTCGGTGTCGGTGTCGCCGGTGTCGGTGTCCGCGCCGTCGGTGCCTGCGTCGGCTCCTGCCGGGCCTGTGCCGCCTCCGTCGTGACCGTTGTCGTCGCGTCGGGGGTGGAGGCGTCCGGGCCACCGGGTGGTTCGTGCGAACGGGTCGGTGAGTTCGGGTGCGATGACGAGGCGTGTGGTGCGCATCGGGGTGTCTCCTTGGGGTGTCCGCTGTGCAGCGGTTGCCTGGGCCGTGCGGCCTGTGTGGCGGTGTGATGGGTGTTGCAGGGTCCGCCATGCGGCGGGTGTCCGCCCGGAGGCGGAAGTCTCAGATGGCGCGGCCGATCTGCTCGCGCCTCGGACGACGCATCAGACCGGTCTCGTTCGTGTGCTCGCGCAACTTCGCCTGATACGCGCGGACACGGGCAGCCTGCGTGCGTTTCGCGTCCTCGGTGACCGCGCCGGCCGCCTTGTACTTCGCGTCGCGGATCTGCCGCTCGAGGTACCGCTGCTTCTGCGTCGCCGCATACCCCTCGGGGTCCGGCTTCGTCGTGAACGTGCGCGACGCACCAGGGATGAACGCGGAGACGGCGTGCCCACAGTTCGGATGCTGGAAGCCTTTCGACCGGGCCTCGGCGAGCGTCGCCTTGATGCGCACCTTCACCGCGCGGCCGGTCGTCGCGGACTCCCGCTCCACCGTGCCCGTCTCCCCATCCAGCGACAGGACCTGCCCTTCGAACGGCTGACATTGCGGGGCAGAGTTGGCGTGCGACGACACGACGAGGAGTGTCTGTCCGCGCTCGAGCATCCGGGCGGTGTGGGAGTTGATCAGCTCCTGATTCACGATCGTGCGCGACGCCATCTCGATGTACGACGTCAGATTCCAGTTGCGTCCTCGACTGTCACGGAACCCTGTCACTCCTCGTTGGGTGAGGATGTCGAGGGCTTGCTGCGCCGCGTCGAGGCGTGTGCCTGTCGCGCGGGGTGCGCCCATGACGCCACCGGTGTGCAAAGTCGTGCGCGGGGCGGCGCGGTCGCGGACTTGGATCTCTGCGACGGCCTGCTGGTACATCTGGCCGGCGACACCGGGGAGCGTTTGGTTGACGCGGGTGAGTGTCGTCCATGCGTCGTTGATGGCGGTTCGGATGCGTGGGTGCAGTTGCTCCGTCGCGGTGTGCGTCGCGCGTGCGTCGGGCCGTGGCGCATCGCCTGTCGTGGCTGTCGCGCGCGTCGCGGCGCCTGTCGCGGCTGCGACACCTGGTGACGCACCGGTGACGCGGGGTGCGTCATCGTGCGTCACCGGTGCGTCGTCGAGGTCTTGGTCGGCGGCGCGCGCGCCACGCAGTGACGCCTTCCGGACCGCGTCTTCGATCAGCCGTGGCGCGGCGGTGTTGAGGTGTGCGACGAGCTCTTCGGCGACGCGACGCATCCGGAGGGTTTGGGTGGTCTGCCGGGTTGCCCAGTTGTCGTCGGTGATGCCTTCGATGAGCATGGCGGCGAGTGCGGCGAGGAGGGTGAGTTCGGCGGCGGTGTAGAGGGCAGTGAGTTCGTTGGTGAGGTCGTGGCCTTCGCTGGGGTCGAGTGCCACGCCCTCACCTCCCGGTTACTCGTCGACAGGTTCGTATGTCGCCTCGAAGATGTCGGGCTTACAGGGGTAGAACTCGCCCTGCACACCGCGGATGATCCAGTCGCCAGCATCGGCGCGCATCGTGCCTTCGAGTGTGCGGATGAAGAGTCCGCCGGGTGACGCCGGACAGCCCTGCACGGTTCCGTCTGGCAGCTCGTGCCGGATCTCG